GTCCCGCTGGCGGTGTACGCCGAGACGTTCCTGCTGCTCTACGCGAACTCGCAGGCGATGACGAGCGCGTTCAAGCGCGACATCCTGAAAGGCTTCCACAACCTCGGCGGCACGGACAACCCGGCGCGCACCGTGAACACATCCGACGCCTACAAGCTCGCCCTGTACCTCGCCTCGGCGTCGCGCGGCGCGGGCGACACGGTCTACAACACGACCGGGGAGCTGGCGGCCACCGGCAACTACGTAGCGGGTGGCGAGGATGTCACGCTTGGGACTCCCCCGGCGCTGGATTCGACGACTGCGCACGTCACCCCTTCGGCGAGCGTGACGTGGACCGCCCTCACTTCTTCCGGCGCGTTCGACGCCGCGCTCTTGTACAACAATTCGCACGCGACCAAATACGCAGTGAGCGTGCACACCTTCGCCTCGCAATCGATCGCCGCGGCGGACTTCACGCTGACGATGCCGGTGAACGACGGGACCACGGGCCTGATCCGCATCGCGTAAGCGGGGATAGAGCGTGGTGGAGTGGGAAGTCTGGCTGGCGGATGGCTCGACGCTCGATTCGACCCGGGCCCGCTGGGACGATCCCTGGGATAGGGTGCTCGTCTTTCGCTGGTGGAAGGGGCCGCAGAAGGGCATCTGCTGGGGCGACAGCAACTACGGGCTGTTCCACACCGTGAAGAACGGGGCGATCGTATCGGACGAGGTTTTCAACCGCGCGCTGAAGGACGCACATGAGCGTAGTAACCCTCCGTCCAAGCGCTGACGGGACGACGACTGGGTGGAGTAGCACCCTTGGGGCCTTCTGGCAGTCAATCGCCGATGACCCGGATTCTAACGATGGGGACTCCTCCTTCGTCGTAAGCCCGAATGTCGCCGACGGCACGATGTTCGTCGAACTGGACGACGTGCCTGCGGACTTCGATCCTGATGCGATCAACTCGATCACGATCAAGGTTGCGCATCGGCGGCTGAACACGCCGAACATGGCAGTTGACCTTGGCACGGTCAATGCTTTCCTGACCCGAGCGGACGAGCTGACGGCGATTAGCACGACGCCGACGGCGGTAGACTCGCCCATCCAGGCGGGTTATCAACTTGATTCGCTAGTGCCAAGCCCGACCGGGACGCACACCGTCGCCGAGTGGAACGGCGCGCGTCTCGCGCTGGTGTTCGATCACACTAACAGCCAGGCGGCGGATTCGGTCAACCTGATCCGCATCACAGCGGCGGAAGTCACGATCGACTACACGCCGGCCGCTGCGGGTGAAGAGGAGCCATTGACCGGCGTATCGGCAGCCGGCGCGATCGGGGCGTTCGGCGTCGCAGTGGTCATCGCCCTGTCCGGCGTGGCGGGCACGGGTTCGGTCGGCTCGATGAGCGCCGGCGTCAGCGCGCCGCTTGCGGGCGTGGAGGCGACCGCTGCCGTCGGCACGGTCACGCCCTCGGTGGGCTTCAACGTCGCGCTATCCGGGGTAGAGGGTACGGGGTCGGTCTGGAGCCTGTCTGCCTCGGTTGCGGCCGGCCTGTCCGGGAATGCTGCTACCGGGGCTGTAGGGGCGCTTTCGCCCACGTCCGGGGTAAATGCCGCCCTGACCGGCGTGGTGGGCGCGGGCAGCGTCGGCAGCCTTGGGGTCACCGTTACCGCGGCGCTGGCCAGCAACGCTGCCACGGGGGACGTGGGCTCGCTCTCGCCGGAAGCGGCGGCTTCAGCAGAGCTTTCCGGGGTTCAGGGCGCTGGTGCTGCTGGCAGCATGGCTGCGGCTGTCTCAGCGACCCTGGGCGGGGTTGAGGGCACTGGGTCGGCAGGAGACCTCACGCCTACGGCCGGGTTCAACGTGGCGCTCACGGGCGTCGATGGCACGGGCGCCCTCGGGTCGGTCGCGGCCGAGGTGGTGGTCGAACTCTCCGGCGTGCAGGCAACCGGGGCGGTAGGCACTCTCAGCCCAGGGGTCGGAAATACCGTCGCCCTCACCGGCGTCCAGGGCACGGGTGCGGCTGGCTCGGCAGAGGCGGTCGTTTCGGTCTCGTTGGACGGGCACGAGGCCGTAGGTGCAGTCGGCACGTTCAGCCCGCAGATTGTTGCTGCCCTCACCGGCGAAGAAGCCGCTGGTGCGGCGGGCACGCTGACGCCGATCAGTGGTCCAGTCGTTGCGCTTACCGGGGTGCAGGGGACTGTGGCTGTAGGGTCGCTGACTGTTGTGAACCGAGATACACGAACCAAGGTGCAGCTCGAGCGCGATCTCACGGCATTGGACTTCGAGCCCCTCGTTTCCCTGCCCGATGACGCTGTCGATTATTGAAGGAGCGCGCAAATGACGGCAGCCGACAAGCTCGTGGAAGCGAAGGACGCGCTGCATAACCTGCTCACTGGAAAGAGATCGGTCATGCTGCAGTACGGCGACACGCGCACGCAGTTTACGGCCGGCAACATCGACGAGCTTCGTCGATACATCGCGCAGCTCGAAGCCGAGATCGACTCGACGAAGGCGCGCCGGCCGCTGTCGGTGAGGTGGTGATGGCGAAGTCCGTGATCGTCGACGAGCGGGGCCAGCCGCTCTCGGCCTACGCGCACGAGGGCGCGGACCTCGCCGGCCGCGAGCTCGGGACCTGGTATCCCGGCCAGTTCTCGGCCGACGGCGAGCTCCTGCCCGAGCTCGAGACGTTGCGCGATCGCACGCGTGACCTCATCCGCAACAACGGCGTCGCCTCCGGGGCGGTGCAGATGCATGTCGACAACGTGATCGGCTCGGGGCTGCTGCTGAACGCGAAGCCCGATCGCCGCGCGCTCGGCTTGAAGGGCGAGGACCGCGCCGAGGAGATGGACGAGCTCGAGGACGAGATCGAGGCGAAGTTCGACGCCTGGTCCGAGGACGTCTGCTGCTACGTCGACGCCTCGCGCAAGTCCAGGTTCTCGGGGCTGCTCGCTCAGGCCTACCGATCCTACCTGATGTCGTTCGAGATCCTGGCCACCGGCGAGTGGCTGCCCCGGCGCGGCTCGCTCTACTCGACGGCCGTCCAGATGATCGATCCGGCGCGGCTGTCGAACCCGCTCGGCAAGCAAGACGACGATGTCTTTCGCGGGGGCGTGGAGCGTGGGCCGATGGGCGAGCCCGTCGCCTACCACATCGCCTCGCACGTCGAGAGCGACTTCATCAACATCCGCACGGGCATGAGGACATGGGACAGGGTCGCGCGCGAAACCCCGTGGGGCCGGCAGATGGTGATCCACATCTTCGACAACGATCAGCCCGGCCAGAGCCGGGGCAAGAACGGGATCACCGCGGTGCTGCTCAAGCACAAGATGCTGGACAAGTTCGCCAAGGTCTCGCTCGAGGCCGCGGCGTTCAATGCAATGTACGCCGCGTACATCCAGTCGAGCCTCGACTGGCCGAGCGTGGCGGCCGCGATGGGCGCCTCGACGAGTTCGGACACCGACCCGACGCTGAAGTACCTGCAGAACCGCGTGGACTTCCACGAGGCGGGCTCGGTGCGGTTCAACGGGCTGCGCGTGCCGCACCTCTTTCCGGGCGAGGAGCTCAAGCACCTCACGCCACAGCACCCGACCCCGGCGTTCAACGCGTTCGAAGAGGCGGCGCTGCGCTACCTGGCAGCCGGCTGGAATCTCACGTACGAGCAGCTCTCGCGCGACTACTCGAAGACGAACTACTCCTCGGCGCGCGCGGCGCTGCTCGAGGCCTGGCGGTTCTTCAGCGGCAAGCAGTACCTGATCGGCGGGTGGTTCGCCACGCAGATCTACGCCCTCTGGCTCGAGGAGGCGCTCGACCGTGGCGAGATCGTGCTGCCCGCGGGCCTGCCAGACTTCTACGCGGCGAAGACCTCCTGGTGCAGCTGCGAGTGGATCGGGCCCGGGCGCGGACACATTGACCCGCTCAAAGAGGCGAACGCGAACAAGGTCCGCTACCAGATGAACCTCGAGACCCTGGAATCGCTCGCCGCGCAGGACGGCCGGCGTTGGCGGGAGATCATCGACCAGCGCGCCCAGGAGACCCGCTACGCCGCGCGCCGCGGCGTGGACATCTCGCAGGTGGGCGGGCCCACGCCCGTCGCGCAGCCGCCCGACGGCCCGGAGCCGCGCGGCGGCGATCGCCAACCCGAGCCAGCCTAGGAGGCCCGCATGGCCAAGGAAAAGAGCGCGCCGCGCACGCCGGCGCTGCGCTACCCGCATATCGCGAGCCGGGTGTTCGACACCCCGCTCCTGATCGAGCACTCGAAGCTCGTCGCGATCCTGCACGTCCTGGGCCCGCGCCTGGGCTTCGATGCGCCTGCGATCGAGGGCGAGCCTGCGCTCTCGGCCGACCCGATGCGCCACCTGGACATGCTGGTCAAGGCCTCGCGCCTCGAGCGGCGGGACGAGGGGCACTACGTGGCCGATGGCGTGGCGGTCATCCCCGTCATCGGCACGCTCGTGCAGCGCGCCGACTGGATGGACGCGATGTCCGGGATGGTCGGCTACGGGCAGATCGAGCGGATGTTCGTCGCCGCGATCGACGATCCGCAGGTGAAGGAGATCCTGCTCGAGATCGACTCGCCTGGCGGAGAGGTCGCCGGCGCGTTCGACATGGCCGACCGGATGTTCGAGGCGCGCGGCGAAAAGCCGATGACGGCGATCGCCACCGAGCTCGCGGCGAGCGCCGCCTACCTGATCGCCTCGGCCGCCGACGAGATCGTCGTGCCCCGCACGGCCTCGGCCGGTTCGATCGGCGTGGTGGCCACGCACATCGACTACTCCAAGGCCCTCGACAAGCGCGGGATCGCCGTGACGTTCATCTACGCGGGCGAGAAGAAGGTGGACGGCAACCCCTATCAGCCGCTGCCCGCCGGCGTGCGCGCCGAGTGGCAGGCCGAGGTGGACGAGGTCTACCAGCTCTTCGTCTCGACGGTCGCACGCAACCGGAGCCTCGAGGAGGACTGGGTGCGCAAGACCGAGGCGGGAATGTTCATGGGCCGCAAGGCCGTCGATGTCGGGCTCGCGAATCGAGTGAATTCGTTCGACAACGAGCTCGACGTGTTGGTGCGCCGCCGCAGTGCGGGCGGTGCGTTTTTTCAATCACAGAGAAAGGACCGTGCGATGAAGACGGAAATGGAAAAGCGCGCCGAGGCGGAAGCGGAAGCCAAACTGCGCGCGGAAGCCGAGGCGAAAGCCAAGACCGAGCAGGACGCGAAGGCGAAGCAGGAGGCCGACGCCAAGGTGAAGGCCGACGCGGAAGCGAAGGCCAGACAGGAGACCGAGGCAAAGGCCAGGTCCGGCGCCGCGAGCGATCGCGAGCGCGTGAAGGCGATCCTCGGCTGCGAGGAGGCGAAGGGCCGGGAGCAGATGGCCCAGCACCTCGCGCTCGAGACCGACCTCACGCTCGAGCAGGCGAAGGGCGTGCTCTCGAAGAGCCCGAAGGCCTCCAAGCTCGACGAGGCGATGCAGCACTTCGGCCCCGGGGTGAAATCGGAAGAAATCACCGACCCCAAGCCCACCACGATCGACAGCCCGGCGGCGATGTTCGATCGCCGGGCGCAGATCTTCCAGGGCGCGCGCGCGAAGTAGCGCGAGCACCCTGATTCTCAGGAAAGGAGAACGCAATGGTCACGAAGACCGAGCAGCTCCCCCACGACGAGGGGTTCATCATCAGCGAGGCGCCCGGCACGCTCTCGCGCGAGCAAGTGACGGTCATTGCCGGGACCGCGGTGCTGCATCCGGGCACCGTGATGGGCGAGCGCGCGGACGGCAAGTGGGCGCAGCTCGATCCGGCGGCGACCGAAGGCAACGAGGCCGCGAAGGGCATCCTGTGCGCCCAGGTGGACCCCACGGACGGCGCCGGCGCTGCCGGCTCGGACGTGCTGGGCGTGGTGGTAGAGCGCCTGGCCGAGGTCCGCGACGCCGACCTGATCTGGCCGGACAGCATCAGCACGGCCAACCAGGACACGGCCGAGGCCGAGCTGCTCGCGCGCAACATCAAGATCCGCGCGGTCGCCACCCGTGTGACCACGCAGTCGACCTAACGGCCGGCTGACCAAGGAAAGGAGAAAGCAGACATGATCGACATCTTCAAGTCCGACGCCTTCGGCCTGCTGCGGCTGACGGACGCTGTGAACAAGCGTCCGTTCATCCCCGGGCGTCTCGGCGCGATGGGCCTCTTCCGCGAGAGCGGGATGGACACCCTCGCCGCGGCGATCGAGGAGAAGGAGGGCAAGCTCTACCTCGTGCCGGCGAAGGAACGCGGCGCCGACGCCGTGCAGAACCAGAAGCAGGGGCGCAAGCTCCGCATGCTCAAGGCCACGCACCTGCCCGTCCAGGACAGGCTCGAGGCCGACGAGATCCAGGGCGTGCGCACCTTCGGCTCGACCAACCAGCTCGAATCCATCCAGGCGAAGGTGAACGAGCGGCTGAGCACGATGGTGCAGTCCATCGAGGCCACGCTCGAGCACATGCGCATCGGCGCGGTGAAGGGCATCGTCCTGGACGCCGACGGGACGACCGAGCTCTACAACCTGTTCACCGAGTTCGGCATCAGCCAGCCGGCGGACGTGGACTTCGACTTCGGCGACCATACCGCCGATCGGGGGGAGCTCCGTGCGATCTGCGCGAGCATCGTGCGCAGCATCCAGGACTCACTCGGCGCGGCGCCCATCATGGGCGTGCACGCCGTGTGCGGGGACAGCTTCTTCGACTCGCTCCTCCAGGAGCAGGAGGTCGTGCTGTCCTACCGGGGCACGCCGATGGCGATGGTGCTTCGTGAGGGCTATGTCTACCCGAACAACATGCGCATCTACGGCGCGTTCGAATTCGGCGGCATCGTCTTCGAGAACTACCGCGGGTCCGTGGGGGGCACGGCGTTCGTCAACACGGACGTCGCGCATTTCTTCCCCGTGGGCGTTCCGGATCTCTTCCGGATCCAGTTCGCGCCGGCGAACTACACGCAGACCGTCAACACGATGGGCCTGCCGGTGTACGCCAAGGCCACGCCCGACCCGAAGGACCGCTGGGTCGATCTCGACGTTCAATCCAACCCCCTGCCGTACTGCACGCGGCCGGCGGTGCTCATCCGCGGCATCAAGGGCACCGAGTAAGTCGCTGGGCCTTGACCTCGGAGTGAGCCGATGAGCGTCGCCGACAAGATGCCGGAGATCCGCGAGATGATCTTCGGCATCATCGGCGACCGGGCTTCCATCGGCAGCGATGAGGTCAAGGGCAAGTTCTTTCGCAGGTACAGGGAGATCCAGCTCCCGGACGGCAGCGTCTCGGCGCTGGACATCTCCTTCGATTGCCAGGTGAGCGACATCGTCCTCGCGCTCGTGGAGGACGACCCGATCACCATCAAGGGCACGCAGTACAAGTTCCGGCGCCATATTCCGATCGGCGGCGACGAGAGCGGCCTGATCACGCTCGAACTGAAGCGGTGAAGCACCTGTCGGATCTGCGCGGCGCCCATGCGGGCAGGCCGGCGCTCGTCATGGGCGGGGGCGAATCCCTGCCGCGCCAGGCCGAGCGCGCGCCCGAGGGGTGCGTGTACATCAGCGCCAACCAGCACGGCTGCCTGCTGCGGGCCTGCGACTACATCGTCGCGTGCGACGACAAGCCGCGCGCGCAGTTTCTCGGGCGCGACGGCCAGATGGTGACGCTCAAGAGCTTCGGCGTGCCGATCATCTCTCCGCGGCCATCGATGGCGGACTACCTGATCCCACGCCCGGTGCACAACAACAGCGGCGTGGTCGCGGCCTGGGTGGCCTGGGTGATGGGCTGCGCGCCGATCCTGCTTGCGGGGATGGACTGCTACCGCGGCGCCTGCTACTGGCACGCGCCGAAGGCCCAGAGCACGGGCCAGCACCTGCAGCTCAGCAACCACATGGTCAAGTGGCAGACGCTCGCGATGAAGTGGCCGCGGGCGATGTTCCGCTCGATGGGCGGGCCGCTCGCCGACGTATTCCCCGCCTACGACCCGGCGGAGCCGGCGATCCACACGCCGATCGAGGCGATCGAGATCGACGCACACAAGGCGAAGGTCGTGCGCGCCTGGCGGCGGTTCCGGCCCGGCCAGGTCGTCGAGCTCTCCAAGGCGGAGTTCAACGAAGGCCTGAAAAGCCGCGCGCTCGTGCGGCTCTGAGGAGGGGTATGGACCGGCTGCATATCTTCGTCGGACACGACGAGCGGGAATCGATCGGCCTCGCAGTCTTCATCGCCTCCATGCTCGAGCACGCGAGCCGGCCGATCGACCTGACGATCGTCACCGCGGCGAAGGCCGCAGAGCTCGGGATCGGCACAGACGGCTCGACGGCTTTCACCAAGTCGCGCTTCGCCGTCGCGCACTGGTTCAACTACCGGGGGATCGCGCTCTGGATGGACGGCGCCGACATGATGTTTCGCGCCGACCCCTATGGCCTGGTAGAGCATCTCGATGGTTTCAGCAGCGCCGTGCAGGTCGTGAAGCACGACTACACGCCGCGCGCGGCGCGCAAGTACGTCGGCACCGAGATGGAATCGCCGAACGTCGCCTATCCGCGCAAGAACTGGTCGAGCGTCATGGGCATGTGGTGCTCGCACTCGGCCTGGCGAAAGCTCTCGGCCGAGTACGTGGCGAGCGCGAGCGGGCAGCACCTGCACCGCTTCGAATGGTGCGATGACAAGCTGATCGGCGAGCTGCCGCTCGAGTGGAACTGGCTCGACGAGTACGGGGAGAACCCGCGGGCGAAGCTCGTGCACTACACCAACGGCATCCCGGCCTTCGCAGCCTACCGGGACGCACCGCACGCCGAGGAGTGGCGGCACTACCTGAACAAGTCGACGAGGGGGATGTCGTGAGCACGGCATACGTGAGCCTGCGCCCAGAGCCGGCCGGGCGCGTCGAGGCCTTCTGCAGCGGGCTGCGGGCGGTCGGCTTCAGTGTGCGCAAGGGCTTGCCCTCGAGCGCGAACGCCGGCGATGTTCTGGTGATCTGGAACCGCCGCGGGCAGGACGACGCGGTCGCCCAGAAGCTCGAGGCCGCGGGCGGCACCGTGATCGTCGCGGAGAACGCCTACCTCGGGCGCGGCGGCTACGCGGTGAGCCGCGGCAAACACCACGCCGGCGGCGGGTTGCTCGTCCAGGATCCAGGCCGAGTCTCTCAGCTGCAGGCCGAGCTCGCGCCCTGGCGCGAGGAGGGCGGGCACGTGCTCGTCTGCCCGAACCGCTTCATCGGGCCGCGTACCGACGTCATGCCGGAGAACTGGGTCGCGAGCACGACCGCGCAACTGAAGCGCCTCACGAAGCGGCCGGTCAAGGTCCGGCCGCACCCCGGCAACTGGAAGCGCAACCCACCGAAGACCCCGATCGAGGAGGACCTGCGCGGGGCCTGGGCGTGCGTGATCTGGTGGTCGACCTCCGGGATCCATGCACTGCTCGCCGGGGTGCCCGTGATCTTCTGCGGGCCGTACTGGATCGCGCGGAAGGCGGCCGGGCGCAACCTGAAGAGCATCGAGGCGCCGCTCCTCGGCGATCGCCAGGCGGCGATCGAGGACATCGCGAACGGCCAGTTCAAGATCGAGGAAATCGCCGCGGGCGTGCCCTTCATGGGCCTGGCGTGCCCATCGACCTGAGCGGCGAGTTCGAGGCGCGCTTCGTGCGACCGCGGCCTGGCCGGGCGCTGATCGTCGGCTCGCGCGTCTACCAGCACCGAAGCGATCGCCGGCGGCTGTACCAGCAGGCGCTCGGCGTCGACCAGGTGGCGGGCGAGGGCGTCGATCGCGTCCTCGACCTCGAGCTCGATCTGCCCGAGGACCTGGACCAATTCGAGCACGTCGAGTGCGTGAGCGTGCTCGAGCACTCGCCGCGGCCTTGGCTGATCGCCGCGAACATCGAGCAGCTGATGGCGCCGCAGGCAACGCTGCACCTGGTGGTGCCGTTCGCGTGGAACCTGCACGCCTACCCCTCCGACTACTTCAGGTTCACGGCGGAGGGAGTGCGCGCGCTCTTCCCGCGCATCGCCTGGAGTGAGCTCCTGTACGCGCACGGGCGATTCCAGCACGACGGGAAGGTCCCGCCGGCGCTGCTGCACGGCGAGCAGAAGTACTTCGCGCGCACGCAGGTGATGGGCTTCGGATGCAGGTCCTCGTGACCGGGCGAGGCTCCTCCGGGTCGTGGAAGATCCGGGGCGAGCAGCTCGGTGCGGCGATCGGCGCGCGCGTGCGGCCGCGCTGCGCTGACGTGCGCGACGTCGACCTGGTCGTCTGGGTGAAGCGCATCGTGCAGATGGCGCCCATCAGGCGCCGGCCGTGGGTCTGGGACATCGTCGACGCCTGGCCGCAGCCGGATGGCAACGCCTGGGACGAGACTCGCGCTGTCGCCTGGCTGCGCGAGGAGATCGAGCGGCATAAGCCGAGCGCGCTCGTCTTCCCGACCCGGGCCATGCTCGAGGACAGCGGCTGGAGGGGCCCGGCGCTGGTGCTGCCGCATCATGCCTGGCCGCGCTACCACCAAGTCGGGCTGCGCGATCGCGTGCAGATCGTCGGCTACGAGGGCTCGATGGCGCACCTCGGACGATGGGCGGAGATCCTCGAGCGCGCGTGCCGGGCGCACGGCTGGCGCTTCGTCGCGAACGGCGAGCTCGCGGAGTGCGACATCGGGATCGCGCTCCGGGGCTGCGCTGGCCATGCGCCGCGGCGCTGGAAGTCGAACGTCAAGCTCGCGAACCTGCAGGCACTCGGGATCCCGGCGATCTGCTCCCCGGAGCGCGGTTATACGGAGTTCGCATCGGGCGCCGAGCTCTACGTCGATACCGAGGTCGAGCTCGCCGAGGCGCTCGATCAGTGCGAGAGCCTGGAGAACCGGGCCCGCGCGGCCGCGCGCATGGCCGCGGCGGCGCCCACCCTTGCGGCGGTTTCGGAGGCGTACAGGAGATGGCTCG